CACAATATAAGATGAAAATGGATCCTACATTAAGTCCAGCAGCAGGTGCTGGAACTGGAGCAAAAGCAGCAATACAGACAGCAGTTACTTTTCCAGCAATGCTTGATGCACTACAGGGAAAGGAATCAAGAGGTTCTTTGAGTGCTGGTCTTGCATCACAAATTCTTGGTATAGCAGGATTTGAAGTATCACCAGAGAGTATTTTAGCAAGAGGATTTGGTATTGTTCCAAACTCAAATCTAGAACTTTTATTTAATGCTCCTACTCTTCGTCAATTTTCATTTGCATATCGTATGAGTCCAAGAAGTGAAGTAGAAGCAAGAAACGTAAAAAGAATTATTCGTTTTTTCAAGCAAGGTATGGCTCCAAGAAAACAAACCGGACAGGCAGGTCAATCCTCATATTTTCTTGGAACTCCAAATGTATTCAAATTAAAATACAAAACGGGAAAAGGTAGTGCAATCTCTGGGTTGAATAGATTTAAAATATGTGCTCTTACGAGTTTTAGTGTAAATTATGCACCAGAAGGCAATTGGGCTGCATATGATGCAGGACAACCAGTTACACTTACTATGGCGATGCAATTTTCAGAACTTGAACCAATCTTTAATACTGATTACCAAACAAGCATTTTCCAATATAGAAATGATGATTTGGACCCAGTACAAGACGACGATGTAGGATACTAAAATGGGATATTTTAACGAACTTCCAAATCTGGAATACTTATCACAATTACCAGATGCAAATACAAATGAAACTTATATTACAGTCAAAAATCTGTTCAAAAGAGCAAAATTAAGAACTGATATTGTTAATATCATTACTGCATTTCAATATTATCAAATTAAAGATAACGAAAGACCAGATGTAGTTGCATCAAAACTTTATGATGATTCAGAACTTGATTGGGTTATTTTGATTACAAATAATATCACAAATATAAGAGAACAGTGGCCTTTAAGTAGTCAAGATTTATATTATTATATGATTGATAAATATGGGTCTGATGAAAATATATCAGGAATACATCACTACGAAACAACAGAAGTTAAAGACGAATACAACCGTCTTGTAGTTCCTTCTGGTCTTCAAGTAGATGCAAATTTTAGTGTTACTTATTCAAAACTAAATAATGCAATAGTTACAATATCACCAGTCAAATCGGTTTCTAATTATGAATATGAAATAAATGAAAATGAAAAGAAAAGAAAAATTCGTATATTAAAACCTCAATATTTATCTGTGGTTATAACTGATATGAGAAATATTATGAGATATGATAGATCTTCACAATACGTAAATCAAAATACTAAAAAAACTTATAACCCAAATCTTACTGGGGTATAAAAACCTTACAGACAAAAAAATCCCCCGAATTTTTTTTCGGGGGATAAGGTAATTAAAAGTTGATTTTGAAAATCAACTTTCAGCTAATTTTTGAAAGTATGATAAGGTATCATCATCCTCATCTTCATCAACAGAACTAGATTTTGAGGACGAAGTAGTTTTTACTGTAGGTTCAAACTCTTCTTCTTCATCAATAGTTTCTGAGTCTTGGCGTTTTGTTGCAGTTTTGGTTCCAAGAACAGAGTCCAAACGCTTCTTCAAATCAGCATAAGATTTAAAGTTTTTCTCATCTGTAAATTCATTTAAATCATTAAGTGATTTATAGATGTTTTCTAGTTCATCATCATTATCTAAAAGTGGGCAGGGTTCAGCAAACTCTGACTTATCATAATTCCAATAACCTTCTACTTTACGAAGTTTCAGTTTGAAGTTTGCACCTTCCCAAAAATCAAATGCATTAATGGGTTTCTCATCATCAAACTCTGGCTTCATTGCAGCCATAATTTTATCAAATACTTTCTTACCAAACTTATAAAGAAATACCTTACCTTCATTTTCAGGCGCAACAGGATCTTTTACGACATATATGTTTGCGTAATAAGAAAGTTTACGTTTACGATCACGGACGATATTTTGATTATCTTTACTTCCAGTATTCCATAATTCACGATTTGCTTCACAAACCGGACATTGCCCTTTATTAGTAGTTAAACAGTTATCGATCAACCAACCACCAGGTCCTTGAAATGCGTGAGACCAAACCTGTGCCCAAGGTAATTCACAACCAGAAGGAGCAGGAAGAAAACGAATTATAGCAGAACCAGTGCCACCTTTATCCATCGCAGGTTTCCAAAAACGATTATCATCTTTAGAACCAGTTTCGTTGAGTTTTTCAACTTGTTTAATGAGTTTCTCGGTCAAGGAACCCATCTTTGATTGCTTCTTCAAATCAGCAAACGACATTTATATTCTCCGTATTTTAATATTGGATTGTATTGGACCTACTTATTATAGCAGATACACCTTTAATCGTCAAGTGTTTTTTCAAGTCCATTAATAGTTCTTTCCATCATTTTAAAAAAAGAATCAAATCCTTTCTTTTTATCAAATCCAAGAAACTCAACAGAATCAAGCATATTTTCTTTCATTTCTATTGCTTCTGGGTCATCTGAAAGTGAAAGTCTAAAAATAAAAAGTTTTTGTTTTTCTAAAAATTCTTTCATCAAAACCAAATGTCCCCTTTTTTGTTCCTTATCATAAAAAGGAACGTACATCATTTCTTGATAAAGTTTTTTTTGAAGTTTTTCAAGTTCTTTCATATCGTTTCTAACTAACTCTGAGTTAAAAAACTTACTCATAATACAACCTCTTTAAGTATAGTTTTATACTTTGATACATCAATATTTAGAAAAGGTTTGTATTTAAAAATTCTCAAACTTACATAATTCCAAATTGGATCAGTAAGTTTTTTATCAAAATCTTTAACAAAATTTAATAATATATCTAATATTGTAATTGTTTCTATGGTAATACTTTTTTGTAGATATTTTTTCAGTATTTCTGGATGATTTCCAGTTTTACAATCAAATAAAGATTCAAAGTTTTTCTTATTCATAAAACTTTCAGTTTCAGATTTAAACAAATAAGACAAGCTTTGTGTCTTCCTTAACCATTCGTTATATACATCTTCACCTTCACGAATAATATCTCCTATCCAAAGTCGTTCTGGGTCATTACAATCTACAAAATTTGAAACAAAATATTCTTTAATTTGCTCATCGTTTTTTTGTCTTGATAGTCTTTGGAACCAGTAAATATCTTTTCTCTTTTTGAAGGAAGTTTCGGTTACTCTTGATTTTCCTCCGTATTTAAAATAATCATATTTTGGGTTACAAAAATGATTTTTAATGGAAATATATGATTTATAAACTTCAAAAGGGGACATTTACCAATCTCCATTTATCAATATATAATATCAAGAGATTTTCTCTGCGTCAAGTTTTTTCTTTTGGTAATACTGCCTACCATACTCTCTTAATTTTTCTTTATTTTTTTCACTATATTGTTTATGATATTTTTTCATTTTTTCTTTATTCTGTTCTCTCCATTTTTTATCAAGTTCTTTTTTTGTTTTGCTATTTCTACCTTTTTCATTTAGTTTTTCTCTATTATTGTCTCTATATTTTTTCTTAATTTCCTTTACTCTTTCTTTATTTTCTTCCACCCATTTTTTATGAGTTTCTCTTCCTTTTTCGGATTGTTTGTATTTCTTTACGGATTTGACTCTTAATTTTTCTTTTTCTTCTTGACTTCTTATTAAGCTTGCTCTATTTTTTCCACCAATACTTCTGTTAATCAGAATACCACCTTCACTTTTTCTTCTATATGTAGATATTAACCATTCTTCAAATAAATAACTTTCTTCTTCATCGTCAAAATATTTAACTATCACTATCCTATCTTTTGGTGGAGGAGAAATCCATCTTTTCCCCCAAATATGCTTTACATACGCTCTATATTCTTTACCCTTACCAACGTAATATGGTGTTCTATCTTCTCTTACCCAGAGATAAACGTAATACATAACTGCTCTTAACTTGGTGGTTATTACTATTTATACAGGAAAAGCACCCAAAGGTGCTTTTTCCCAACCTGAAAAGAACCACCAAGTCAGGCATTATTATATAGTTCAATATCACAGAGGCAGTTTTGCTTTTGTAGTTTTTTTGAGAAAATTTAATTCTATTGCATCGTACTTTAACTTTTCTTTGAGTGGCTTTGAAACCAATTTAGATATGGTATCAATTTCTATATTATTATCTTCGCAATATAGTACAATTGCGTCGATATAATTGATTTTTGAATTTTTTACAATATCTTCAATTTCTTGTGCGAACTTTTGCGGACACAAAAATTTAGCATTTAATTCTTCTTTAATTTCTTCATTCATAGGTTTGAAGTTTATCTCTAACAAATTCTCTAATATATTTGATGAGTAATTTGATATACTTTTCTTTGTCGTATTCTTCATAAACAACACATTCTCCATTTTCACAAGCCATAATAATGACTAACTTCTTTACCATTATACCAGTAAGTTCATATAACATGCAACTATACGCTACACACTGTACGAAATAATGCTCAATCCATTCTTTTGGTTTTGGTTTTGCAGAAGTCTTAAAGTCAATAACAGCCAATTCGCCATTATATTCTGCTATACAATCAACTGTTCCGGCAATTCCAAGAACTTTACTGTATAATGATTTTTCAAGAGCATGAATATTATTTATATTATTTAATTCTGGTTTAGCAATCTTAAATAAAAATTGCGATAAAGGTTGAACTTCTGGAAGTTCTGAAATATTATGCAGATAATTTTCTACCAATGTATGCATATCAGTTCCACGACTGGTTGCTGCTTTGGTAATCTTATCTGCTGCTGCTTCGCCAATTTTCTTTCTCCAATTAATAAAAATCTGACGATTAATATAACTAGTAACAGAGGTAATAGAAACAAGACGATGCAAAACATCATCTTCTGGTACTTTATAATATCTTACACTATCAATCGTTTCCCTTTCTAATTCGGGAAGTTTTATATCAAGATGATTAAACATTAAGATCTCACTCTCCTTTTATTATAACACATTTATTGTGATTTGTAATTTTATTCACATCCCAAGTGAATGTTTAGCAATTAAGTATTCTTTACAAAGGCCAGATCTAATCACATCCTCAATATTAAACTCAACAATATCAAAGGACGACATTTTTTTCAAAATATTCATAAAATCAATAATACCATTTCGTTCATTTGTTTTTAATAAATCACTTTGTGAAGCATCACCACAGAACATAATTTTTGTATTTTCTCCAACTCTTGTAATAATAGAGTCCATTTCGTGAAATGAAAGATTTGAAAATTCATCTACAATGATAATACAATTATCAAGAGTTGTTCCACGAATAAAAGAAGTGCTCCAAAAACTAATTGTTTCTTGTGCTTTTAAATTACCATAAAGCATTTCAAAATCAGCATCAGAAGGCATCTGAAACATATACTTTACCATATTTTTGTATGGTATTTGATATAGTGATGATTTATCTTCGTGACTTCCAGGAAGAAATCCAATTTCACGAGTAGGTACAAGGGACCTTACAAGATATATTTTTTCAAAAGGTGTAACCTCTGAAAGTACATCACGTAAAGCATTGTATAATACACAAAATGTTTTTCCAGTTCCAGCAGTACCATAAGCAACCAAATGTTTACCTTCTGCATAAGATGTAAATAATCTTTTTTGATTTTCAGTTAATGGTTCAATATCTAAAAGTAATTCCGAACCAATTGGTTTTCTTCTTTTTGCTTGTTTTGCGGTCATACCAACCCCGATAGGTTGATTGTCGTTGCCTCTTCTTTTTCTAGCCATAAATTTTTATAGAGTTTTAATATTTGATCCTGGCATTTTTTTTGCACGATGCAATACATCGTTCCATCCTGGATGTGACTTCTTTAATTTACTTTGCCAATCTCCTACTTCCCCAACACCGGCAACACCAGCAGACCAATCACGAGACCAAGGTTTATTATTTTCATACCAATCCAGGATATCATGAACACCCATTTCAATAATCTTTTTTTCGCCCGTTTCTTTGTTTATAATCGGATAAATTGCCAAAATTTTCATCTCCTAAATTATATGTTTGTATGCAGATGCTCTTCCTTTTCGTATTGCACAGATTAAGGAAGGAGTTACATTATATTTATTCGCAAGAACAATACCTTTTTCAGAACTACATTTAATTTCTTTTGCCTCCTGATCGGTCAATTTTCTTTTTGTTTGTTTCATTCTCTCTATTGCTTCTGGTGAGCAACATATTCTACCTTTTAATGCTTTACTTCTATTCATTTTATGCTCATCACTTTGATTTCTTCCTTTTAATTTAGTTCCAGGATGTGGTTGATGTTTTGTAAGTTCTTTCATTTTATCATAACCTATTTTAGATTTAATTTTTTGAATCTCCTCTTTACCTATTTGTCCAGAAAGGCATTTCCAAGCAAGATAATCTTCATCATTTTTTTTCCTAATCCATTCCGCATAGTGCCACATAGAGTGTTGAGTTGTAGTTAATTCGACAAGATTTTCTTGTAAATTACTACCACCTTCATATCTTGGAATTATGTGATGTTTATGTTTCATTTTTATCCTGTTATTAACAATATTTATAACAGGATAATATTTAGAATAACAGTGAAGGTGGTTCTTTACAAACCCAATCAAGTGCTGATGCAATAGTTGGAAATTCATCCACAAAAATACACTTACATTTCTCTGCAATTTCCTTGTGCTCTGCCTGGGTTCCGTGAGCACTACGAAGGTCTATGTAATGTATCCAGGACCTTATACTCCCACTCATATAAAGACGTGTCTGAGTTGCCTGTGGGAGCACAAAGCGGGCACATTCTTTTGCGACACCGGCATCCAACATTCCTTGATAAAGTAAAATTGCGTCTCTGAAATGCGTTTCAATTCGAGTCTGAAAATAAATGCCCAAATCTGCCGGTAAGTCATCAGTTGAGTTCTGACGATTTTTAGTATCTTGCCTTCGCAATTCTGGAACTGGAAGTTCTAATTGTAGTTCTGTGCTGTCGGCATATCTCTGTGAGAATTGCTGAAAAGTGAAACTACGATGACGAAGAATTTGTGTCGCAATCGCAAGTGAAGTATTGATTTCCAAAGTTAGAAATGCGTGTTCAAAAATACTCCAGTGTTGGTTTTTGATACAATACTTTATCAGACCCTCAAAACCCTGATTACTTTGATTTTTTGG